GTAATCAAGAATAAGGATGGATCAGATGCAACAAAACTTGCAGGTTACAATATTGTAGTTGATCCTGAGAAGGAGAAACCTATTGTATCTGGTTGGTATTGTACTGAAGATGGTCGTACTACATCAGTTGCTCACTGGTTAGACGAAGAAGACTTCGCAGCAAATGGTGGTGTCATGAATCATGAAACACTCGACACAATACAGAAAAGAAAGAAACCATTCACTGTAGATTATGCAGGATTCGGTTGGTTACTCATTAAGAAGGGTGTCTTTGAGCATCCTGATATGAAGTATCCTTGGTTTGCTCCTCAAATGCAAGTCTTTGAATCTGGTACTGTACAGGATATGTGTGGCGAAGATGTCTCGTTCTGTCTCGATGCCAAAAAGGCTGGTATTGAAATCTGGTGCGATCCTCGAATTCGTGTCGGACATGAAAAAACTCGTATTATCTAACTTATGATTACATTCTTTTCAGTGCTTCTAATGATATTCATTGTGGCACTTTTCATTATATTCAAGTATGATCCAAGAGGATGAAAATAACAAAATACGCAATACTTAAAGATGGCAAAGAAATCTTTAGCGATATGACACAGAATGAGTGTTTTGATCGCATGGAGGACTTTGCAGTCGAATTTTATCAAACTGGGAATAATGACCCAAGCAAATTTACAATCAAAATGACGGAGGAAAACAATGGTTAACGGTGGATCACACATTCAAGGTCGTCCGAAGAAGTCTCGACAAGGAAACGGAAAACACTCAAAATACTCCTCTACCTCGCGTAACTCGGCTCGTAAGAGGAAAAGAGGTCAAGGATGTTGAAGATGAATAAACAGACAAAGTTAATGTATGCCTTAGAGCACATCGACCATCTGTATGATTTAATCGAAGAGAATGAAGATGAAGAACAACTGAAAGAACATTTAATATATCTAGATAGTGAACTATCTAAACAGATGTCCAAAGAACTCAAACGTAAATTAAATCGATGAGCACACTAATCGCAAACCTACCATCTTATGAAGTATGGGTAAGAAAAGAGTATTTGACCGACCATAAAAGTGGTCATGGTGAATTTGTAAAGGGAGTTTGGGTGTCTGCCAAGTCAATTCCCGGTAGAGCCTTCTATTTTGAGACATATTTACCAGAATATGCTGCAATGTTCGATAAATTACCCATTTCTGCGTTCACAACAGACCCAGAAACACCTACACCAGACATGACACTGCATAATTTACAGTTTTGGAACTGTATGGACTATGGTGTGGTCGCTGTTCAGAAGCAATTTATCGGTTCAATGCACTTTGAAGTGATGACAAGGGACTTTGGCAACCAAACAGGCACATATATTTGCACTTTGGACAATTATCATGAGAGTGTAGACGCAATTGACTACTCAACAAGCGAACAACCTGCTGAACACAAGTCTCATAACCTCTTAGAACTGGATAATGGGCAGTTTTGCCTCTATCCAAACAACAGAATGAGGATTTATGACAACAGTATCACTCCAGAGACACCTAAGACACCCGATTTTAAGGTATCAACAGTGTATTATCAGGTTGAAAACGGTCATGATCGTGATGGATTGGGTTCAGAAGAGAATTATTTCTGGAAAACAGCTAAAGAACGCAAAAATGAGGAAAATTGGGACTATGAAACCAATGATAAGTCATTTATAAAGAGTAAAGGTATACCTTCACCAGAGGATATTGGATGAAAAACGTGAAAAATGCCCATATGGGACAACATTTATTAGTTGAAATCTATAATGTTGACTTTGATAAACTAAATGACCCAGAAAAAATAGCAAATGTGATGGTTCAAGCAGTTTTAGGAGAGAATTTGACCCTCTTGAACACATTTGTTCATCAGTTTGAACCTTATGGTGTCTCTTGTGTGCTTGGTTTAGGTGAAAGTCATGCCTCATGTCACACTTGGCCTGATAAAAAGTGCGTTGCAATCGATATTTTCACTTGTGGAAAGGCAAAACCACGTAATGTAGCATGGAATATCATGCATTATTTCGATTCAGATGACTATAATATGAATGAGTTGCAAAGATAGGTATAAATAATAAAAAAATCTATCATTTAATGGCGACAACAAGAATATCAAAATCATTTAAGGATATTAATCTGTCATTTAAGAGACATCCTGTGACAAATGATATTGGTGTGCTTAAAAATGCAGATGCTATCAAAAGATCTGTTCGTAATCTTGTACAAACAATACCTACTGAAAGATTTTTCAATTCTTTGCTCGGTTCTGATGTTCGGAATATGCTTTTTGAACTGACACCGGGATTTGTTGATTTTGGTACCGCTTCAGTCATACAAAAACAAATTGAAACGACAATTGAAAATTTTGAACCAAGAATTGATAATTTAGAAGTAAATGTTGATCCAAGACCAGATCAGCATGAATTTGAGGTTACAGTCATCTTTGATATTGTTGGACAAGAGTTTCCAACACAAGATTTCTCATTCATACTTAAAGCCACGAGATAAATGCCGTTTACAAAATATACAAATCTTGACTTTGATCAGATAAAGACACAAATAAAGGATTATTTAAGGGCAAATTCCAATTTTACGGACTTTGATTTTGAAGGATCTAACTTTTCTGTCTTAATAGACACATTAGCATATAATACTTACATATCTGCATTCAACTCTAACTTAGTGGTTAATGAATCATTCCTTGATTCAGCAACATTACGTGAAAATGTAGTTTCATTAGCAAGAAATATTGGTTATGTACCCCGTTCAAAGACAGCAGCACAAGCACAAATAACATTTCAAGTACAATCTAACACAACTAGTCCTACGTTGACTCTAGAACCAGGCCTAGTGTGTGTAGGTAGACAAGATGATAGTGATATAGTGTTTTCAATATCAGAAAGTATTGTTACTACAGTTGATACTAGTGGATCTATTCCCACTGCCACCTTTGGAACATCTGATGATCCAATACAAGTTAAAGAAGGAACTTTTGTCACATCTAAGTTTATTGTTGATGGTTCACTTGAACAAAGGTTCATTCTTGATAATCCTGATATTGATACATCTACAATAGTAGCATATGTAGGTGATGGTATATCATTAGGTAAGCAATATAAGTTAGTAGATAACATAGTTGGTATCTCCTCAATATCAGATACCTACTTAATACAAGAGATACAAGATGAAAGATATGAAATTTTATTTGGTGATGGTATATTTGGAAGAAAACCTGAGAATGGCAGTACAATAACTGTTCAGTATATTACAACATCAGGTGCAAAGGGGAATGGGCCTGCTTCCTTTAGTTTTGCAGGTAGATTCACAGGTGAAGGATCTGGAAACTCAAGAGTTGTTGTTACTCCAACTACGATACCTATCATTAACACTGTTCAGTCTGCCTCTAATGGGGGTGATATTGAATCTATTGATTCTGTTAAGTATTTTGCTCCAAGACTGTACTCATCGCAATATAGGGCAGTTACAGCAAGAGATTATGAATCTATAATTCAACAAATTTATCCAAATACTGAAACTGTATCAGTTGTTGGTGGTGAAGAAGTTGATCCACCTCAATTTGGTAATGTGCTTATTACAATTAAACCAAAAAATGGTGAATTTGTATCAGATTTTGATAAAACACAAATTTTACGTAAATTAAAAAGTTATTCATTAACAGGTATCAATCAAAAGTTAATTGATTTGCAGGTATTATATGTTGAAATTGATTCTTTTGTATATTATGACTCAACACAGGTAAGTTTGTTAAATGACTTAAAAACTAAAATAACATCTGCATTGACAACATATGCCAAGTCTGGTGATGTAAATAAATTTGGTGGTAGGTTTAAGTATAGTAAAGTTTTGAATGTTGTTGATAATATTGATAAAGCTATTACTTCTAATATTACTAGAGTAATTATTCGCAGAAATCTTAAAGCATTTGTTAATCAATTTGCTCAATATGAGTTGTGTTTTGGAAATCAATTTAATGTAAAACCTGCAGGACGTAATATTAAAAGCACTGGATTTACAATCTTAGGACAAACAGAAACAGTATTCTTTACTGACACTCCAAATGAGGATAATAAGACTGGTGTTATATCAATTATTAGAACTAATGAAACTGGCGAAACAATCGTTGTTGTACAGTCAGCAGGTACAGTTGATTATATTCATGGGGAAGTAAATTTAACCACGCTAAATATCACATCAACCGTTAAACCAAATAATGTGATTGAAATACAAGCTTTCCCTGAATCTAATGATATTATAGGTTTACAAGATTTATACCTAGATTTTAGCATATCTAGTAGTAAAATAAATATGGTTAAGGATACAATTACATCAGGTGAACAAATATCTGGTGTTGGTTATAAAGTCACATCAAGTTACTCAAATGGAGAACTAACAAGGACATGATTGGAACTGGAATAGACAAACGTATACAAGTTCAACAGATAATTGAAAATCAACTCCCTGAGTTTTTAAAGTCAGAGAGTCCATTATCAGTTGATTTTTTAAAACAATATTATATTTCTCAAGAACATCGAGGCGGTGTTGTAGACTTAACTGATAATTTAGATCAATATATTAAACTTGATAATTTAACACCTGAAGTTATAGTTGGTGTAACAACTCTTAGTAGTAACATCTCTGCTAGTGAATCTACAGTTGTTGTATCATCAACAAAAGGATTTCCAAGAACTTATGGTCTTTTTAAAATTGATGATGAAATTTTTACATATACTGGTATAACAACAAATACTTTTACTGGAGTTGTACGTGGATTTAGTGGTATAACTTCTTTTAGAGATCCAAATAATCCCGGTGAACTTACTTTTTCCACTTCTGTTGCTGGTATTCATACTGCAACATCAACAGTTGAAAATTTAAGTGTTTTATTTTTAAAAGAGTTCTATAACAAGACAAAATCATATCTTACTCCAGGCCTAGAAGATACTAAATTAAACACAAATTTAGATATAAGTAATTTTATTAAAGAATCAAAATCTCTTTATCAATCTAAGGGAACAGAAGAATCATTTAGAATTTTATTTAATATATTATATGGCATAACACCTAAGATAATAGATTTAGAAAATTTACTTATCAAACCCTCAAGTGCAGAATTTATAAGAAGAGAAGTAGTGGTTGCAGAGCAAATTTCTGGTGATCCAAATAAATTAGCAGGTCAAACTATTACAAAATCAAATGATTCGGAAACATCTGCTTCAGTGTCTGAGGTTGAAATATTTTCAAGATCAGGAAATACAGGTATTACAACTTACTATAAATTAAATTTATTCATTGGATTTGACGAAAGTAATACAATCAGAGGAACTTTCACAATACCCGGAAAAACACGAGTTATAGAAGATGCACCGATAAACACCTCAATATTGACAGTTGACTCCACAGTTGGGTTTGGAACTACAGGTACTGTAATCACTAATGGTGTAAATGGTATAAACACAGTAACTTATACCGATAAAACTATAAATCAGTTTTTAAATTGTACGGGAGTTGGTGTATCAATCAGGTCAGCTGATGATTTAAGAAATGATGAAACTATTTTTGGTTATGAAAATGGTGATTTGTCTAAAAAGGTAGAATTAAGAATTACTGGTGTAATATCTGATTTTGAATTATTACCCACAACTGGATCAAGTGTCACTTTAGAGGGTGAAAAAGTAACAGTTAAAAATTTAGGTGAAATAATATCAAACCCTCCTAAGAATGAGAGAACAAGAAAAACAGTATTTTTTAATTCTTGGATTTATAATACTGCAAGTAGATTTCAATTTGATTTTGAATCAACTCTTTTACCGGGACAATCTTCATCAACAATTATCACTAAATCTGAATTAGATAAATCTCAACTAAAAAATGATGATAAAGTATCTCTGTTTAGAAGAAATGAATTAGTACCAAAAGTTACAGGTATAGCCATAACATCTATAATAGGGGGAAATGAGGTAGATTTAGATACAGCAATCGTTAATGATGCTGAATATGATATTCAAAGACAACTTGATAAAGCAAAAGGTGATACTGGTGTTGAGTTAGAATTTGGTAATGATATAATAACTGCGAATGTTCAAAATACTTATAATGAAAATGATGAAAATTACTATGTGGCATCATCATCAATGCCATCGTATTTGATTGAGAAAAAGGTAGTAAAGATTAGTATTAGTAATCCTGATAATGATCCAAATAATGTATTACAATCAGGACTTATTACAAAAAATCCAGAATCTGGTTTATTCAAATCAATCAAATTTATTAATTCTGTCCCTTTTATTGATGGTGACTCAATTGTCTATTTACCAGAAAATGATCCTATTGTTGGTTTAACATCAAGTTTAGTATATTATGTAAAAGTTTTAGCAGATAATTCTGGTGTAAAAAGAATTTTAAGACTATATCCATCAAGATCATTCATTCTTGTAGCTGATAACGATTTAGCACCACCTCATATTGAGATGAATGCATCTGGTATTGGTACTGGTAGTCATAAATTTGTATTATTAAGACATAAAAATGAGTTAATTGGTACACAAAAAATTCTAAAGAAATTTCCTGCACAAGTCGATATAAAATCATCAAAATCACCAAAAACTAAAGTAGGGCCTACTGGTATTTTAATTAATGGTGTTGAGATTGTTAATTATAAATCATTAGATAAAATTTATTTTGGTGCTGTAGAAAAATTAGATGTATTAAATTCAGGAAAAAACTTTGATGTTGTTAATCCTCCTACAATTAGTATTACTGCACCGGGAGTTGGAGTAACTGCCTTAGTTCAACCTGTAGTTAAAGGTAACTTAGAGGAAGTTCTGGTAGACCAACAAAATTTTGATGTAGATAAGGTATTTTCAGTAACACTCTCTGGTGGTAATGGATCAGGTGCTATTTTAAAACCAGTTGTTGTTGGGAGATATAGAGAGTTTGAATTTGATGGAAGACTGAAAAATGCTCGTGGTGGTGTTGATCATATTAATGATATCATTGAATTTAAACGAACTCATAACTTAAAAAATGGTGATCCATTAGTTTATAGTAATAATGGACATGGTTCAATCGGTATATCTACAATAGTTTTTAACGCAACATTATCAGAGCCAGGTATTCATACAACAAATAACGCTGTTCAAAATAGAACATTGTCAGATGGTGGTGTTTACTACCCACAAGTGGTTAACAATAATTCAGTAATATTATTTGAAACCGCAGAGGATTATGCAGCAGGTATCAATACTGTCAGATTTACAGTTGAAAATACAGGAGGAAATCATACATTTAGAACATTAAATAAGAGAAACCATCTTAAATCAGTTAAAATTATTGATTCAGGAACAAACTACACAAATAGAAAATTAATTGTTAAACCGGTTGGTATTTCAACTATAGAAAATGCTATTGAATTTAAAAATCATGGATTTGTTACAGGCGATTTAATTCAATATGCACCATCTAATGGAAATGCAAGTGATGCTCCAATCGGAATTGGTATAACTAATCGCTATCGTGTTTTAAAATTAGACGATAATAAATTTCAATTAATTGACGTTGGAATTGGTGCTACAGACCCTGATTCTAATTTTGTAAGAAGAAAATTTGTAAGGATATCAGGATCAACACCGGTTAATAGTGAATTTTTCTTTGAACCCATATCAGTAACTGTAAATGCAGTTTATTCAAGAGTGGCTGTTGCAAGAACTGAATCATTGGTTATAACACCAATTATTAGAGGATCCCTTGATGATGCATATGTACATGAGGGTGGATCTGGTTATGGATCTGAAATATTAAATTTTGAGAAAAAACCTTTAATTAAAATATTAAATGGTGAGAAAGCTGAATTAAATCCAATAATAAAAGATGGTAAAATTATTTCATGTGACGTAAGATTTGGTGGAAAAGACTATACATCACCTCCTGATTTAGAGGTAGTGGGTCTTGGTACTGGAATCGGAGGTAAATTAAGAGCGATTGTATCAGATGGTAAGATCACTGATGTTAAAGTAATTAATTCAGGTATTGGTTATACAGTCACACCTTCGCTTAGAATTATTCCAAATGGACAGGGGCAAATACTAGATACATCTATTAGATCATTACAAGTTAATAATATAGTAAGATTTGGTGATGAAATATTACTTAGAGAATCAGATACAAATTTACAATATTCTGTTTTAGGATATTCAGGTAAAATACAAACTGCTTTTGGTGATGTTGCTTCAACACCATTAGTTCACTCACCTATAATAGGTTGGGCATATGATGGTAATCCAATTTATGGGCCATATGGATTCTCTGACGCAGATGATGATAATTCTACAATTAAAAATTTAAAAACCGGTTATGAAATTGATATTTCAAATGTAATTGATAGACCAACTTCATCAACATTTACAAATGGATATTTTGTTGAAGATTATACATTCAATGATTCTGGAGATTTAGATGAAAATAATGGAAGATTCTGTAAAACACCAGATTTTCCAAATGGAACTTATGCATATTTTGCTGGTATTTCAACAGTAACAAGTAATCCAGAATTTCCATACTTTATAGGTGAATCTTATAGATCTGATCCTGTTCCAGAAAACTTTACAATTGATCAAAATAATTTTGATTTTAATGGATCAAATCTTGTTAGAAATACACATCCATATAAACTTGCTGACAAAAATTCTAATTATAATTTTGTTATTGAGTCATATGAAATAAAACAACAAACTTCTTTCGTAGAATCTGTTACAAAGGGAAATGTAGATGGATTCCAAATTGTAAGTAAAGGTGATAATTATAAAGTTGAAGACTCTTTAGTTTTTGATAATAGTGGTACCTCTGGTGGCGGTGCAGCTGCAAAAGTATCAAGAGTTACAGGAAAACCAGTTTCAAATGTCAGCACCCAAATTGACACTTATGAGGACGTATTATTAGTAAAAGAAAGGAAGGGATCAGTATCTGCATTCATTTCCACCACACATACTTTGACTACAAATGATGTAGTTGCTATCTCAGGTTTATCGACAAGCATACCTCGTCTTACTAATTCTCACAATATTGGAGTTTCTTCTGAAAGCACAGTTTTATATAAGGCCATGTCAGGCAATACCACTGCAGGTATTGTGACAGATATTTATGTTGCAAAAATACCTAAATCTGTCTCTGTTGGTAGTAGTATAGGTATTGGAACTGAAAAACTATTAGTATTAAATGAATTTGATCAAAGAAGTATCTTGAGAGTAAAAAGAGGTATTGTTCATCCTACTGATGCTACAACTTCTCATAAATTAGGTGGTTTATTACAAACTATTCCACAATTCTTCACCATAGATACACCAAATATTGGTGATTTTGAATCAAGAAGAAATGAAAAGATATTCTTTAACCCTAAAGAACAGGTTGGCTTTGGATTGACTGCAGGAATTGTAGGTGTTACTACAGACATCATAAACGCTGGTCTTGCTAAATCATTTACAGTAGGTGAATTATCTGAGATTGTTTCTATACCAACTAAGTGTATTTTTATACCTAATCACCCTTTCAAAGACAATCAAGAAGTAATATTTACAAGACCAAGTGGTGCTAACCAAATATCTTGTGGTACAGGAAATGAGACATCAGCATCTGGAAGTTTTAATCTTCCTTCTACAGGAAATACTCAAAATGTTTTCATAAAAAATATTTCAAAAGATTTAATAGGAATAACAACAGAAAGAAATGGCACTCCTTTATTCTTTAAAAATAACGGTTCAAATAATTTTGAATATTCATTAGAAACCAACTTTACACAAGTTACAGGTAAAGTTCAAAGAATAACTGCAAGAGTATCAACAGGATCATCTTTACATGAACTTAAAAATAATGATGTTATAGATTTAAACGTAATTTCTAATCAAACAAAAGGAACTGGTGTAACAACATCTGTAATCGTAAAATATTCATCATTAGAGGATAAACTTTTAATTGATCCACTTACAATTACACAATCTAATATTGGTGCCGATAGAATATTCAAGGATAATCACGGATTTAAAACTGGACAAAAACTATTTTATGATATAACAAGTGGAGCAACAGCAACAGGTCTAACATCTGAAAGATCATATTTTGTATATCGTATTGATGATGATACGTTCCAATTAGCGGAGACTTTATATGATGTGCAAAATGAACCACCCAAAGTTGTTGGTATTACTACTAATACTGGAGGTAATAATCAAGAATTATCATTAATAAATCCACCTTTATCAATTACAAAAAACAATAATTTAAAATTCTACGTATCCGATTCATCTTTATTAGGTTATCAACTTAATTTCTATTTTGATTCTCAGTTTAAAAATGAATTCGTATCAGCTGGTGCAACCACTGATTTTGGTGTTATAAGAACTGGTTTATCAGGAGTTGGCACTGAATCATTTGTCACATTAAATTATCACGATCAAAATCCAAAAGAATTATTCTATACACTCGAAAAAACTGGATTTATTAGTACATCTGATCCTGATGTTATTAATCCATCAAAATTAAGTTACATTGATAGTGAGTATAATGGATTATATTCAATTTTTGGTATTACTACAAGTACTTTTGATATCTCATTAAATAAAATTCCAGAGGAAAATTCATATACAGTTGGTGCATCGTCATCAATAACATATGACACTGCATCTAAAAATGCATCGGGCGGAATCAGTAAAATTAATTTAACATCAGGTGGATTTGGATATGTAAGTGTTCCTAGTGTATCAAGTGTAAGATCCACAAATGGTGTTAACGCAAGTATACTTTGTTTGTCTGATAATATTAATAAAATAAACACTGTACGAATCACAGATCCCGGTTTTGATTATCACTCAGATAAGACATTAAAACCTGAAGCTAGATTATCACCAACTGTGACTTTAATTAATTCTGATTCAATATTAGACGTATCAATATTAAAAGGAGGTGATAAGTATCTTACAGCTCCAGATTTAGTGGTTGTTGATCCAGATACTGGTAAACTGACAAGTGATCAAGGTATAATTCAACTTAATTTGACTGCTAGTTCAATTTCTTCTGTTGAAATATTAGAGTCTCCAAGAGGTTTAACTAACAATAAACAAATTATTAGAACGATTAATAATTCTAATGGTTATAAAATAACAGATATACAGAGTAGTAATAGTGGAATAGTAACTTGTACATTAAAAACACCGATTAATGGTTTTGCAACTCCACAATTTACAACTGGTGAAAAAGTATTTGTTGAAAACATAGGAAATACCTCTACTACTGGTGATGGTTTTAATTCATCTGATAATGGATTCGTATTCTTTAATGTTGTGGAGTACAATAACACTGATCCAGCGATAGTTAAATTTGAGTTACCTAGCACCGCTACAAATCCCGGAGTTGCTGAAACAGTTCCAAACTTTGCTACAATAATAAAATTTGAAGATTATCCTGAGTTTGATGTTGTTCAAAAATCATCAGAGTTTAGAACTGGCGAAAATTTAGCTGTTGAAAAAAATAGTAAGTTTATTAAAACAGATTTAACAGTTATAGATAACCGTGCTGATGAATTTATTAAAGTAGAAGGATCATTTGATATTAAAGTTGGTGATAAAGTAAGAGGAGAAAATTCAGGAACAGTTGCAACAATTAATACTTTAAAAAATAATAAAGGTGTATTTAATATTGATTATTCTCTCAGAAAAACAAAAGGATGGAATGATGAAATAGGAAGATTGAGTGAAGATTTCATGGTCTTATCTGATAATGATTATTATCAAAATCTCTCATATACAGTTCAAAGCACAAAGACATTTGATGAAATAATTGATCCTGTCAATCGTCTAATTCATACAAGTGGATTGAAAAATTTTGCAGATGTTGGAATATCCTCAAGTGCTAAAGCTGGTATTAGTTCATCAAATGCCACAGTTGTATCTGCTGATATAATTACGGAGCAAAGAGTTGATACAATTAATAATTTTGATGATGGTGAGGATATTGATACAACAGATAATGGAACTAAATCTAAGTTCGTCAAGTTTTCAAGAACAAAATTAGCAAACTTTGTACAGTGTAATACTAATAGAGTTTTAAAAATTGATGATATAAGTTCTTTATTCTCCAATAGTGATGCTAATTTATCTGGTAAATTAGAAATACCCGTCAATGATAATTTTAATAGATTTTTGGTTCAAAGTAGAAATATTTCTACAGGTGCAATACAATTAGATGAAATTGTCATATTTAAAGATAATACTGATACATTTACATTTGAAAAGAATAGTGTATCCTCTGCATCAACTATAACAACATTGGAGGGTGAAACTGTAAATGGTAACACTAATTTAGTTATTCGACCTAATGATCCTAATAATGATGATGTTGATGTCAAAATTATTAAAAACGTATTTAATTCAGAAAGATTAAAAAGTGGAACTCAGGCTATAGGGTCAGTTGATTTAATTGGTATTTCAACAGTAGTGGGTATTGGATCTACTTCTGAAAGAATTGCTTTTGGATCCACAACCGATGTAAGTGCGTTCTATGCCACTATGGAGGTGTTAAACATCTCAAATGGTGAAAAGAACCATGTTGATATTTACGTCTCTCATGATGGAACAGATTCATATTTCAGTGAATATTATGCTGATACATCTACACAAGGTGGTGTATCGTCAAACTTTATTGGATCATTTAGATCAAGAATCGCAAATAATATTTTAAGTCTTGATTTTGATAATTCATCGTCTGTTGGAGCTGGTGTCACTGATATTCAAGTTAGTGCTAAAGTAGTTGGATTTAACACTCTAGGTGGGCCAGGAACATTTAGATTTAAGAATGCTGGTCAACCAGACGGATCTGAAAGATCTTTTATAATTCAAACAGGTATTTCTTCTGTTCAAAGTTCAGCAATTTCTAATGTTGTTGGAGTTGATTCAAATCGATTTAGTGCAATTAAGAGTATTGTTAAAGTTGGTCTTGGCACTGCTGTTGGTGCAGGAGCAACACATGCCATACATCAAGTTGTGGCAATTCATGATGGCACAGATACACATACAGTTCACTATCCATTCATCTCTATTGGAAGCACATCAGGTATTGGAACATTTTCTGCTAATCTCACATCATCTAATTTTGTATTAAAATTCCATCCTGATAGTGGCACAGGAAAACATCATATTCAACACGTAAGTGAAATTCTGTATACTGATATTGATATACAAAATCAACCTCCAAATTTAGGATATGGTAGAGTAAATGAATCAATAAGTGTTTTCCAATATAACGCTGTTAATGGAACAAGAGCAAACAAAACCAATTTTGATCTAAAATCTGATAATATTCCAATTTTTGTTAAAACATTTAATCCTACAACAGGAACTGGTATTAATACGTCCACTGGTGTATTTACGATACCTAATCATTTCTTCTCAGATAATGAAGAATTAACTTACACTCCAAAATCTACTTTTGTGGGTGTTGCAGCTAGTGCAATGACAACTGCACATAATACAAATGTGCCATCAACTGTTTTTGTTAATAAGATTGATAATGACTCATTTACAATATCTGCAAGTGTTGGTGGATCTGTTCTCACATTCATAACTGTTGGTTCAGGAAATGCACATCAACTTGAAATGAAGAAGAAATTAGAGAAGAGTGTATTAGTTGTCGATAATTTAATACAATCTCCTATAGCATTTACACCGATAACAACTAATTTACAACATAATGTTGGTGGAAATATTTCATCAACAACCACTACTATTAGTGTGTCAGGGATATCATCCATAAGAAATGAAGATAATATTAAATTTGGAAATGAATTTATGAAAATTGTGTCTGTGGGAATAGGAACTACCACTGTAGGGCCCATAACAGGTATAGGAACATATTTCTTGTTAGATATTGAAAGAGGAAAATTAGGAACTCAACCAGCTATCCATAATAATGGTGTTGCAGGTAGAATATTCTCAGGTTCATTCAATATTGTAGAAAACACAGCTCATTTTACTGATCCACCTAGAGGAACTAATAATTTAGCAAAAACATCATCTAATTTACCAACACCTAGATCAGATTTCCAAGGAAGGGTATATCTAAGAAAAACATATACCAATAATAGAATCTTTGATGATATATCAAATGAGTTTACAGGTGTCGGTGCAACATTTAGAATGAGAAAGGAAGGTAATAATGTAACAGGTATTGCCACTGGAAGCACACTGGTATTGATTAATGGTATTTTCCAAAAACCAACAACTGAAAATAATTTAAACAACAATTACAGTTTTGTTGGTGTTGGAACAACTGCTCAAAATATAGTATTTTCAGGAATAACATCTGAGGGTACAAATGAAAAAGTTGTCAGTGATGTTGATGTAAATCAGAATCAACTTCCTAGAGGTGGAAAAATTATATCAGTTGGTTCATCTGGTGGTATTGGTGTTGCTCCTTTAGTAGGTGCTGCTGTTACAGCGATTCTTAGTCAATTTGGTGAAATAACTGCTGTAGGTATAGGATCTACAATTTATAATCAATCAGTATCACCATCTAGACCACCAGAAACATTAACATTTGGATCTGGTTACAGGCCTGTTGGTGGGACAGTTGCTATTGGAATAACTGATTTAGCATATGAACATCGATTTGTAAGTGCAGGTGTGGGTTCTATCAGAACAAATGCTAATGGTAATAATATATTTGCTGCTACTCAAAGAACTGCAACAAACGCAGTATATACATCAGAAACAGGATTATTAGAATTAACAATTGCATCTCATGGATTATCAGTAGGTAATTTTGTTGGTATTGATACTGGAGGTATCGTATTCAAGTGCTCTAGAGATAACTTCCAATCAGATCATGCTTATCCTCGTGCTATTTCAAAAACTACAGGACTTCCTGATCCAATCGCTGGTATAGCAACTATCATCACTGCTGTAACCACAAATACAATTACTGCCTTCATTGGATTTGGTGGAGGAGCAGGAACTGGTGCATCAGCAACTGGAAACATTGGTGTTGGTGGAACTTTAGATATAAACATCGGAGCAGCAGGAACTAATTATGTGAATCCTAGATTCCAATTCCCACAACCGTCATATGATAATATGGAAATTGTTGGTGTATCAAGAAGAGGTCTTGGATCAACAACAGAAAGTGGAAGTGGACTTCTAGTATCATTAAGTGTTGGAGCTAGTTCAACAGTTGGTATCGGATCAACATTATTTACAATTAATTCATTCAAAATAACAAGACCCGGACATGATTTTAAAGTTGGTGATAAATTTAAACCAGTTGGTCTTGTAACAGCCACAGGTGCTGTTCTAGAAGATTTCGTATTAGAAGTTACTGAAACATTTACTGATAGATTTTCTTCATGGGACTTTGGTGAATTTGATTTCATTGATCCAATTGATAGATTACAGGATGGGCAAAGGACAAGATTCCCATTAAGAAAAAATCAAGCATTATTAAGTTTTGATGTTGGTGATTCAGTTGATTCTCAACTGATTGACATGAATAATTTACTTGTAATATACGTAAACAATGTATTGCAAGAACCCGGTGAGGCATATACTTTTGAAGGTGGAACAACATTTAACTTTACCACTGCACCAGATCCTGATGATGTAATTTCAATATTTTTCTATAAAGGTACTTCTAATGAAGACATTCAGGAAATTTTATCAAAAGAAACAGTAAAAGATGGTGATTTAATTCAACTTCTAGCAAATAATGATACAAGCAATTTAACAAATGTAAATACAAGAAAAATTATTGATAGACAACAAGATAAAAGAATTGTTGCTGGTATTACAACCACTGATACTGTAGAAACTGTTCTTTATACAGGTGTTGGTATAAATGATAATTCTGTCAAAAAACCAGTTAGTTGGACAAAACAAAAGGTTGATAGAGTTGTTAATGGTATTTTAGTCTCTAAAGCCAGAGATTCAATTGAACCACTTGTATTTCCAACAGCTAAAATAATAGGAGATATTGGTGTTTCTACAGACAGAATTTACGTTGATGATTCAGATTTCTTTGAATATGAAAAGGATGAAGATGCTGCAGTAACCAGTATAGATTTTTCTGCCCTAATAGTTAATAATACACAACCAATTACTGCTCAATTTACTGCAACAGTATCTGCAGCAGGTACAATATCAGGAATAACCACAGTGAATGCAGGAGCAGGTTATACAATCGCACCAACTATTAAGATTGCAAATCCACCTATTTCAGTTGTTAGTGGTGGAACAACAGCAACAGCGACTGCAACTATCACTAATGGATCTATTTCATCTATTAATATAACAAATGCAGGTGCTGGATATACTGGATCTATAAAATTATTAAGTGATACTGCAACTTCTGATTCTACAAGTGGAATAGTTACAAATACAATAAACGCATCACCTAATGTTTTAGTTGATTCACCAACAGTGGTTGATGAAATTATATCTGAAATAACTGATGTTAGAGGATTTTCTGGAATAATTACTGGAATTTCTAATATAACAATCGGATCCACTACAGCGTTGAGATTTGGATTAGAGGCAGCTTCAGGTCAAGCATTTACTCAATTACTTCCAACTATGCCAATTTACATTTCAAATACGGTGGTTGGTCACGGTATCACTAGTTTGAATGAAAGTGGTAATAATAATGATATAGTTGGTATTGGTAGAACATTCGTTGATAATATCTACATCATTAAAAATATTAATAGACACTCAAATAAGGCAGAGATTGAAGTTAATGTTCATTCTAATACTAATACATCTGGAATTAATTTAGCAAGAGCAAATTTACCATTTAGTATTACATTTACTAATAATGGATCAAGTAATTATGTTTTAAATGGATCGCACAGAGATGAACAAGGTACACAGGTTGGGTTATCTAATGCGGTAAATGGCACAATCTATCTTGATGAAGGTGATGTATTAAGTATTGTTAGTGCCATCGGAGCTCATCCAATAAGAATAGCAAGAACATATGGTGGGGCAGCGTTAACTGGAGCTCAGGGAGTTACAAACAATAACCTATCAAATGGAACTCTTACATTTAACACAGCTGGAGTTGGACATACATCATTCGTATATTATTGCACAACACCTCATGCAAGTATGAATGGTAAGATCTTTGTAAGACAAAGACCAAGGGGTAAGTTCTCATGGGGTTATCTATTCAACAATACTTCCTCAATTAATAGGGGAAATCCAATTGCAATAGGAGTGACTGGTAATACAGTAATTTCCGGTGAGGGATTGGGTATTTCAACCTTCCCAACAATTCAAAGAAGGGTGTTTGGTATCCGTAATACAGGTGCATTAAGGAAGAAACATACATGATGAAGATTTCTAGTATAAATATAGAAAAAAACTATTAATATGCCAGCAATAGTTACAGACCAGTTCAGAATATTAAATGCAAGTAATTTTGTTGCAGGAGTATCTTCTACAACAAATTCGTTCTACGTTTGTGTGGGTTTACCTAATCCAACAGCACAAAAAGTAGGTGGAGTCAATGCATTTGGTAGAGATGATAATTGGAATACAGCAACACCTAACCCTGTTGATAATATAAACAATGTCAATCATATCGGTGATACCACCACGTTTGGTAAAAGAGTTACATCTACAAACGTAAGGAGATTAGTCAGAAGAATAGATTGGACAAAGGGTATTAAATATGACATGTACCGTCATGACTACAGTGATGGTAATAAATCACCTAATGCAAAAGCAAATAGATTATATGATTCAAATTATTATGTGATGAATGAAAACTTTAATGTTTATATTTGTATTGAAAATGGATCATCAGGAATTAATACTACAGGAAATTCATCAGAGGATCAACCGATATTTACTGATTTAGAACCATCAGCAGCTGGTCAAAGTCAAGATGGATATGTTTGGAAATTTTTATTTACAGTAAATCCAAGTGATATTATTAAGTTTGACTCAACCGAATTTATTGCTCTTCCAAATGATTGGCCTACTTCTATTGACGCACAGATTCAATCTGTACGTGAAAATGGTGACTCAGATATAAACAATAATCAAATAAAAACTGTTTATATTGATCAACAAGGTGCCAACTATACAGGAACTGGTGGTGAATTTGATATTATTGGTGATGGATCTGGTGCAAAAGTAGTTGTTGATATATCTGGTGGTAAAATAGTTGATACAACAATTTCTAATGGTGGTAAAGGTTATACTTACGGAATGGTTGATTTATCATCCATTAACAGTGATGCTTTGACTAATAGCACTCCTGCTAAGTTAATTCCTATCATCCCTCCATCTAAAGGTCATGGATTTGATTTGTATAAGGAATTAGGTGCTGATAGAGTATTAATTTACGCTAGATTTGATGATTCTACAAAGGATTTTCCAATTGATGCTAAAATTGCACAAGTTTCACTTATTAAAAATCCTACATCATTTGGAACTACATCAATCTATACAGGTAACTCGTTCTCATCAGTAAAAGCAGTAAAATTGGATACTTTTACTGGAACACCTACTGTAGGAACACAAATTGAACAGACAACTGGTGTAGGAAATACAGCTGTTGGATATATCGCTTCATTTGATGCTGATACTAAAGTATTGAAATATATTCAAGATAGATCACTTTATTTTGAAAATGGTCTTGATCAAACAGATTTCTTATCTGTTGATCAAAAAGCTGGTAGAATACCTTTCGAGTCAACAAATAGACCTATCGCTTACAGTGGTGGTTCAGGGACTGTTGAAACTACTTTTAGTGCAGGTATTACAACTGTAAACAATGCGAACGTTGCTCTCGGAGTTTCGTTCACAAGTGGTCTTGCTTCTCCTGAAATAAATAAAGGGTCAGGTGATTTATTGTACATTGATAATAGAGCGACTATTTCAAGAGGTGCAAGACAAAAAGAAGACATTAAAATTATTCTGGAATTCTAAAAAATGCCACAGAAAACTAATTTAAATATAAGTCCATATTTCGACGACTTTTCCAAGGATAATAAATTTTATAGGTTATTATTCAATCCGGGTAAACCTGTACAAGCTCGAGAATTGACTACACTTCAGTCTATCTTACAAGATCAGATTGAATCTTTTGGTAGTCATATTTTCAAAGAAGGATCAATGGTGATCCCCGGAAATGCTAGTTATGATTTTGAATATTACTCTATAAAATTAAATTCAGATCATTTAGGTGTTCCAGTTTCAATATATATTGATAATTTAAAAGGAAAAATATTAACAGGTCAAAACACAGGAGTAAAAATAAAAGTTGATAATTATGCGTTACCTTCAGATTCAAATGATATAACAGATTTAACAATTTTTGTAAAATACTTAGACTCTGGTGATAGTAAAAATGTAGCATTCATGGAGGATGGTGAAAATCTTCTTTTAAATGAGACTATCACTTATGGCAACACTCAAATTGTATCAGGTGAGACTGTTGCGACTCTTATTGATAATGATGCATCAAAAGTTGGATCTGCAGTATCTATAGCTGATGGTGTGTTCTTTATAAGAGGTCATTTTGTCAATGTCACAAAAGATAAAATTGTTTTAGATCCATATTCAAATATACCAAATTACAGAGTAGGATTATTCATTCAAGAAGAAATAATTTCTGCAAAAGATGATAGTAGTTTATTTGACAATGCAAGAGGTTTTTCTAACTTTGCAGCTCCGGGTGCAGATAGATTAAAAATTTCTACAACTTTAATTAAGAAACCTTTAACAGATTATAATGATAAGAATTTTATAGAGTTGATAAGGTTAAAAAATGGTCAATTAAAGAGAGTTAATAATCAAGCAGAGTACTCATTAATAAAAGATTATTTTGCAAAGAGGACTTATGAAGAGTCAGGTAATTATGCTGTTGATAATTTTAAAGTTGAAGTTAATGAGTGTCTAAATGATGGTCTATCAAATGAGGGTGTATTTAAGGAAGGTGAACGTACAGATCAACGAAATATACCAGACGAATCCTTAATGTGCGTCAAGGTTTCACCCGGAAAAGCGTATGTAAAGGGATATGATGTTGAGAGACCGGGAACATCTGTCATAGATGTTGATAAACCAAGAGACACAGAGAGTGTTAATAATGCACCAGTAAATTTTGCATTTGGAACATTATTTAAATTGAATAATGTGTTAGGATCTCCAAAAATTGGATTAAATCAAGATTCTATAGTTAGTTTGAGAGATCAAAGAAGAGGAACAGGATCTAATCCATCTGCAAATGGTAATCAAATAGGAAATGCAAGAGTTTATGCTCTTGAAAATTCAGATTCAAGTCATGTTAACGCGGCCACGAAGTATGATTTATATCTTTATGATGTTCAAATGCATACTCAACTTACCTTAAACCTTGCAGTATCAAATAGTGAACTTCCTGATACTTCATATATTGAGGGATTATCAAGTGGAGCATCTGGTTTTGCAGTATCAGCTGGTGGTGGTTCATCAACTGTAAATTTAAGAAATGTATCAGGAACATTTATAAGGGGTGAACAGATACGAATTAATGGTAAATTAGATTTTACAAGAAATATAAACACTGTACGAAAATATGGTACAGATGATGTTTTCTCTGTATTTCAGAGTAATCCATTTGGAACAGGAGCACATTTTCAAGGTGACTTAGTATTAGAACAAAGATTAATAAAAGGACTTGGATTGGGGGATGAAGTTAGTATTGGTGCACCTTCAGCTGGAGTATCTCCATTAACATGTGCAGGTAAAACATTTGGATCTTTAAGAGTGGGAGATATTATCATTATTAACTTACCAACAGATGCAGCACCAAGATTTAATCGAGTTAGTAATATTTCTGATAATTTAAAAACAGTTTCACTTGTAGCGACAAATAGTGTTACAGGTGTTAGTGTTGGAACTGTTATGGGATCCTTATCACCAACTGGTGTTCATGTTGGTCGTCCTAAAATACGAAAAGTGAGTGTAGGTCTTCATGCTGCATTATCGAAAAAAAATATATCTGATGTATCACTTGAGGGATCTGAATTGCTTGTCAAGAGACAAGTTCAAAAAACTCCTTCAGGTGGATCTGTAACAGTAAGTTTAGCAGATGTTGGAATAACTAGTTCTTTCTTCGTACCATACGATGCAGAGAGATATCATGTTAATAATAACTCAAACGGAACTATTAGCACTCTTGATAGATCTCAAGTTGTTTTAGCTGCTGATAACAGTTCAGTTACGATTAATGGATTAGCAAATGTTGCATCTACCATTAATGTTACTGTACAGAAAAATGTCATATCACAAAAAACTAAAATTCTTTCAAGATCAAATAGTGTATCCGTTCAAAAATCAAGCGTTTCTGGTATTAATACAAATGGTTTGACAAATAATCAATTTTATGGTTTGAGAGTAGATGATAAAGAAATTTCTTTAAATACTCCTGATGTTGTAAAAATAGTTGGTGTATTTGAATCAACTAATTTTACTGATCCAGTTTTAGATAAATTAGTATTTGTTAGTGGATTATCGTTAAATACTGCAACAGTTCTTGGAGAAAAAATTAAAGGTGCACAAAGCGGAGCTATAGCTCAATTAGTAGGACAAACAAATGCAACTACAGTTGAAATTGCATACTTAACACAAGCAAGATTTATAATTGGTGAGTCAGTTACATTTGAAGAATCTAGTATTACAACCAATTTACAAGCTATATCTTTAGGACAATTCAAGGATATTTCATCAAGTTTTATTTTAGATAATGGTCAAAGAGATGAATATTATGATTATTCAAGAATTGTTAGAAAAGATGGAGAACAAATTCCATCTAGAAGAGTAAAAGTATTTTTTGATAAATTCACTGTTCCCCCAGCTGATACGGGAGATGTATTTACAGTTAATTCATATCCAGTTGAAAATTATAAAGATGTTTCTATTTTACCAAGTGGTGTTCGATCATCAGATACGTTAGATTTTAGACCAAGAGTGGAGGATTTTACATCAACAACTAAATCTCCTTTTGACTTTTCAAGTCGTGATATGAGTTCTTCAGGTAATAATCCAACTTTAGTTGTTGCACCAAATGAAGCATCTAAAATTGATTTTAGTTTCTATCTCCCTAGAATTGATAAGTTAGTCTTAGATATTGCAGATACAAGAGGGCCAAAATATTTAAGAGGTGAATTTCAAATTTTAAAAGGTGTTTCTTCAGAAAATCCATTAGTACCTCTTGATGTAGAAACTGCTATGACAGTTGGTACGATTGAATTACCAGCTTATTTGTTTGATCCTAAAGATGCAGTGATCACTTTAGTTGATAATCGTCGATACACGATGAGAGATATTGGAAAATTAGAGGATCGCATTGAAAATCTTGAGACAGTTACCTCTTTATCACTTTTAGAATTGAATACTAAATCTACTCAGATACAAGATGCTGATGGTTTGTCAAGATTCAAGACTGGATTTTTTGTTGATGATTTTAAAAATGCCTCATTACTTGATCGAAGAAATCCAGATTGTAAGTGTGATGTAATTTCAACCACACAACAATTAGTAACACCTACAGACTTTTATTCTTTAAAACCTGAGTTAGCATTAGATCCATCAATTAATTCAAATACAGCAGATTTTTCAGAAAATTTATTATTACTTGATTCAGGTGCTAGAAAAACAGGAGACTTAATTACACTAGATTATGATGAGGTAACTTTACTTGACCAACCACTTGCATCAAGGGTTGAAAATGTTAACCCATTTAATATTGTTACCTTTAGAGGTAGGATGACTCTTAGTCCAAGTGCAGATACATGGACAAGAAATGTCATACTTGATAATGGAACAAGAACTGTATTAGGTGATATTGAAGATACTTACACGAATGATCAAATAATAAGTAGTGAACCTGATACTCATATCAGATCTAGAAACGTTTCTTTTGATGTTTCTGGCATGAAACCTACAACAAGATTTTACCCATTCTTTGATAGTGAAAGTGGTATTGATGTAATTCCAAAATTAATTGAAATTTCAATGGATTCTGGTTCATTTGATTTAGGTGAAACTGTAGAGGGATTTAATGGCCCAGATAGAATATTTGCGGTGAGAACAAAACAACCAAATCATAAATCAGGCCCTGCAAATAATCCAACTTTAACTTACACAACAGATCCATATAATACCAATTTGACCATACCGAGTGTATATTCTTCTGCTTCAACAATTTTAAACATAGATGTATCTTCACTGGTAGAAGAAGCACAAGGTAGATATTTTGGATACATTCAAATAGGAACTAAATTAGTTGGTGAACAAAGCGGAGCCACTGCGACTGTAACAGACATTAGACTTGTATCTGATGTAGTTGGTGATTTACGTGGTGCTTTCTTCTTCAGAGATCCTCTGACAGTCCCTGCACCACCTTTAAGATTTACAAATGGTACTAAAACATTTAAATTAACATCAAGTGAAACAAATGGAAAACCATTATTAGGTGATCCTGCAATAAGTCAAGTTGAACAAACATATCGAACAAGTGGAGTTGTTGATACCTTTAGACAATCAACAGTGGTTGTTCGTGTTCCACCACCACCCCCACAACCAGTTGTATTCAACATAACAAATGTTACTGAAGAAATAACACAAAATATTACTAACGTAACTAACGTAACAGAAGTCACAGAAGTAACTAATGTGACTAATGTAACTAATGTTACTGAGAATATCACAAACGTGACTGAAGTTACGCAAGTAATTCGTGAGGTAGTTCATATTGAAGATGATGACCCTCTAGCACAATCATTTACAGTTGATGAATCTGGTGCATTCTTAACATCAGTTGATTTATTCTTTAAATCAAAAGATGAAAGAGAGAAACTCACTGTTCAAGTAAGAACAATGGAATTAGGTATTCCAACACTTATCTTGATGCAAGATTATGCACAAGTTGTTTTAGATCCTTCACAGATTAACATATCTGATGATGCATCTGTCCCAACAAGAGTTACATTTCCATCACCAATTTATCTTCAGGGTGGAGAGCAGTATGCTATCGTTCTACTTGCTCCTTCTAGTGATAATTATGAAGCATGGATCGCTAGGATGGGTGAACCTACTATTGAAACGCAAACATTACCTGATGCTGAAAGTATTATAATATCAAAACAGTATATTGGTGGAAGTTTATTTAAATCACAAAATGGTTCAATTTGGACACCAAGCCAATTTGAAGATATGAAAATTAAACTTTATAAGGCAGATTTTGCTAAATCAAGAGATGCAACCGTATTCTTCTATAATCCAGAACTAAATTATGAGAGTGCTCAAGTTTCAAATCTAAGAAAAAATGCTATACGCACACTTCCTAGAAAACTTAAAGTCAAAATTGATGTATCAAATAATTCAACATTCTTAAGTGAAGTTGCAGTTGGTAACATTGTTGGTGCAGGTGTTGCAGGTGTGGGTGTAACAACACCAAGAGGACAGGTTGAGAGACTTGGTGGTTTAGTTTCTACAGCATCAATTGAAGCAGTCGGAAGTGGTTATCCTACTATTTCAAATCAAACTGTAGATACTTTTGCAATAACTGGTAATGGAACAGGTTTGAAATTAAATGTCACTGTATCTGGTGGTGTAATAACCACTATTAACAGTGTTAACGCTGCTGGTTCTGGTTATACAAAAGGTGATCTTGTAGGACTTACTACATCATCAGCTAATTTAAAACAAGGAACTGGAGTAGAAATTTCTATTGATAGTATTGGAGACACTGATACACTTTACCTTACTGATGTTCAGGGTGAAAGTTTTAATAATAATCAACCCTTATTAAAATTTGCAAGTAATACATTTTCAGCAGTCACTGGAAATTTATTAGTAGATGGTAATTCAGAAGTGATTAGTAAGTTATTTGAAGGTAATGTTATTGAGGTAAATCATTATAATCATGGAATGCATTCAGGTAATAACAAATTACAAATTTCCAATGTGCAACCTGATACACCTACTATGGTATTGGATGCTGATTTGAATATTGGTGATTCACAATTATTAGTTTCGGATCCAACTGGAACCATTACTGCAACTGATGAGTTTGCTAGATTTGAGGGTATAACAACATCCAGAGGATATATTAAGGTGAATAATGAAATTATTCATTATGATGGTATCCAATCAGATGGAAAAACAATTGATATTGAAGTAAGAGGCATCGATGGATCCTCAATACGGGAACATCCAAAAGGTAGTATAGTTCAAAAATATGAATTGAATGGCATTTCATTAACTGGTATTAACTCATCTCATACATTTGTGGGAAGAGATAATTTACTACAAACATCAAGTGATATTGATAAGTACTATGTAACTGTCAATAGAGGTGGTAATCGTGGAGGCACTGGTGTTGCTGCACAATTGCCGAATAGATCATCAGGTGATAATATGGCAAACTTTACTACTGATGCCACAGCTGGAGGGGATGAAATATTTGCATCACAAAATATCCAATATAATGCAATTTATCCAAGATTTAATTTTATAACTCCCGGTCAAACAGCTTTATCAACTAGAGTAAGAACTGTAAGTGGTACAAGTGCTGGTGGAAATGAGGTATCATTTGTAGATCAAGGATTTGAAGATGTTAAAATGAATGCGATTAATCCTCTAAGTTCACCTAGAATAGTAGCATCACCTATAAATGAGACAGAGTATTTAACAGATCTACCAAAAAATAGATCAAATACTCTTGCAGTTAGAATGTTATCTGGAGATAGAAATCTTTCTCCTATTATTGATACGATGAATGGATCAATAATTTACATCAGAAATAGATTAAATAAACCTATATCTGATTATGCTACTGACGCAAGAGTGAAACTAAATACAAATGATCCACATGCAGGAGTCTATATTTCAAATCGTGTTGATTTGAAACAACCAGCAACTTCCCTTCAAGTGCTCATAAGTGCTAATAGGGCAGAGTCAGCAGACTTTAGAGTTTTATACAAATTGTTTAATGATGAAATAAGTGAAGGTGAACAATCATATGACTTGTTCCCCGGTTTTGATAATCTTTCTGATACTGACGGTGATGGATTTGGTGATGAAGTTATTGATCCTGCTAAAAATTCTGGAAGACCTGATGCATTAGTTCCATCAAGTAGTGGTAATGAATTTTTTGAATATCAATTTAGTGTTGATAATCTTCAAGAATTTACTGGATTCGCTATCAAAGTGGTGTTTAGTGGTACAAATGAAGCCGAGGCACCAAGACTTTCAGATTTAAGAGCGATTGCATTAGCATGATCCCAGTAGAAGGACATAAACATCTTTATCGTGATGAAAAATCAGGGGCTATCATTAATTGTGATACCTCTGGTTATATGGCGTATAAGAAGATGAAGAATAAAAAGACTATCGAGAAATCAGAATTAGATAGTTTAAAGTCTGAGGTAGATACACTCAAGAGACTTTTGAACGATTTAATCAAAAAAAATTCATAGATGGTTAAAATATAAATAAAGTATAGATCTCATATTATTCAATAGATGGCAGCTGTATATGTTAGCAATCTGACAATTAACACTGGTGCAACTTTTCAACAAACATTCTCATTAGAGAACAGTTCAACAAATTCAGCACTGGATTTGAGTGGTTTTTCTGTATCTTCTCAAATGAGAAAACATGCAGGAAGCACAGGTGTAGCAGCGACTTTTACTGCATCAATTTCTTCAGCAGAGAATGGTGCGATTCAAGTTGGTTTAACAAGTACAACCACTGCATCAATTAAACCCGGAAGATACGTATATGACGTTATTGTTTCCGATAGTGCAGGTGAAGTAACACGAGTTGTTGAAGGATCAGTTTTAGTAAGACAAGGAGTGACTCGCTGATGGCCGACATCAAAGTAAGAGTTGGACAACAAAACGCAACGAAAGTTGTATCATCATTAGCAGGTAATGTTAGTGGATCTCTAGCGGGATTAAGTGATACTACTATCAATAATCCTCAAAATGGAATGGTTTTAGTTTTCAATTCCGCAACTCAAAAATTTGAGGCAACTTTACAACTGACACCCGGATCAGTACAAAATTTAGATATTAATGGAGGAAACTTCTAAATGGCCAGTATAATACGAGTTAAAAGATCGACGGGTATAGCACAACCCGGAACTCTTAATTTCGGTGAATTAGGTTTAACCGTTGGAGTCGGAACGCACGGTAATTTCGGTGGACGACTGTTTGCTGGTGATTCTGGAGATAACCCACGAATAGTTGGTGGTCGATATTACACCGACTTATTGAGTATAGAACCCGGTAAAGTCGCTAGTCAGGCAAACCCGACAACTGCTGCTAATGGATTTGTTGCTATTCTGGATCAAAACAGAAAAGTAGATGAGTGGAATGTAGATAATTTAACATTAGATGGTAATACATTCTCATCAACTGATACTGATGGACACGTAATTGTTAATCCAAATGGCACTGGTGAGGTAAGAATACCCGACGATACTAAATTAGCGTTTGGTGCTGGTGCTCAAGGTGATGCTGGAAGTTCAGATGCTCAGATAGAGTATGATGAAAATGGCACAGATCAGTTAACCTTTACAGGTGCAGACGTAAGGATTAACGTTACAACGCAAGCAACAAACAAAGATACTGGTGCACTTATAGTAGAGGGTGGTGTTGGTATTGAGAAAAACCTCTTTGTTGGAGGTAAGTTTTTTGTTGGTGGTGGTATTACCTTCAGTCAAAACGCACATTTTCCTGACAATGTAGAGGCACAGTTTGGTGATGACCTTGATTTAAGAATATTTCATGATGGAGCCAATAGTAAGATAAAAGATGTTGGAACTGGTGGACTTGATATTACAGGTAGTTTAGTTCAAATAAAAAATGCTGCTGATAATGCAGTTCAAGCAAAATTTACTGATGGTGGCTCAGTTGAGTTATATCATAATGGAGCTAAGAAACTAGAGACTAAATCAAACGGAATCATCGTACAAGGTGAAGTAGAAGTAGGAAATATTGGTATATCATCTAATATCATTCAAACTCAAGCAGGTGGTGGTAATCAACTATTCATTGACCCATTCCCATCTGGATTAAGTAATGAAGGTACAGTTATCATTAAAGGTGACTTGCAGGTTGATGGTACAACAACTCAGGTTAACTCAACATCTGCAACCGTCAATGATGCTATCATGCGTGTTGGTGATGTAACCAGTAAAAGAACTGTTGTCACCACAGTTGGATCTGGTACAACACTTGTAGTTGTAGATTCAGTTGTTGGTATTAATACAGGTGACGTTGTTACTGGTAGTTCATCGATTCCCGGTAGTACAACTGTTCATTCATTCATTCCACCTGCGAGTGGAACTGGAATTGGTACAATTCGATTATCTGCACAAACAACTGCTGGAATTGTAACTACAACTCAGTTAACAATCACTCATGGTTTTGATACAAATACTGACCGTGGTATTTCATTCAACTATAACACTGGATCAGGTGTTTCAAATAATAAGGTTGGTTTCTTTGGATATAATGATAGTACAGGTGAAAATAGTCAAGCACCTGCAAGAAGTTTTACTTATATACCTGATGCAACAGTTACTAATGAAGTTGTAACAGGAACAAGAGGTAATTTAGATATCAAAGGTATCTACTATCAAGCAGGTGATTTTGCAACTCATGGTATTGTTTACTTTGATAGCACTGGTTTACAAAATTCAACTGATGCACCAGGCTCAGCAACATTTACTTCAACACAAATACTAACAACTAATACAGAGATTGTATTAACATTAGGAAGTGCATTAAGTGTTGTTGCTGGACAATATGTAAGACAAGCAGGTGGTGGATCTCAAAATGGTATTGTTAAAACAACATCAAACACAACATCTGTTACTCTAATTGGTGTAGAGGGAACATTTAATACTTCTGCTCAACTTTTACTAAATGGGGCATCAACTGGTAAAACACCTTCTAATGTCTCGACTACATATACTAGTAAACCTATGTACACGACTACCATTGATGGTGGCTCATTCTAAAAATTATGAACAATCAAAATAATGATGTTGATGTGAATACATTGATTAAATTATACAATCAAAAAATTGCTGCATTGACAAATCAAAATATCCTGTTGGAAGCAAAATTGACAACTGTTTTAACAGATTTTAATGATGAAAAAACTAAACTTGCACAACAGGCACTTGAGTGGCAAGAAAAATATGAAAATCTAGCCTCTGATGTTGAAGGAGAATAATGTCAAAACCAGCTACTAGACAACAATTAATAGATTATTCTCTTAGGAAATTAGGTGCACCTGTTCTTGAGATAAATCTTGATGATGATCAAATTGATGATCTAGTAGATGATGCATTACAATATTTTAATGAAAGACATTTTGATGGTGTTGAGGAAATGTTCCTTAAACATGAATTTACTCAAGATGAAATTGATAGAGGTAAAGCTGCTTCTAATGCAGAATCAACCAATACTGCAGGTATAGTAACAACGACAGGAACTTCAACTCCCATAAGTGGTTATGGATCTACTACAACTAGTTTTGTAGAGAATTCCAATTTTATACAAATACCTGATTCTGTAATAGGTATTGAAAAAATATTTAAATTTAATACCAGTGCAATATCTGGTGGTATGTTTAGTATTAAATACCAATTATTTTTAAACGATCTTTATTACTTTAACTCTGTTGAACTTCTTCAATATTCAATGGTAAAAAGTTATCTTGAAGATATAGATTTTCTATTGACACCTGAAAGACAAGTAAGATTTAACAAGAAGCAAAACAGATTATATCTGGACATGGATTTTAATTCTATAAGGGAGGGTGATTTTATAGTGATTGATTGCCAAAGAATATTAAATCCAGATGATTTTACAAAAATCTATAATGATATGTTTCTTAAGATGTATTTGACTGCAATTATGAAACGTCAGTGGGGACAAAATTTAATTAAATTTAGAGGAGTTAAATTACCCGGTGGATTGGAATTAAATGGAAGAGAAATATATGAAGATGGTCAAAGAGACTTAGAATTTGCATTAACCAAGTTAAAAGAGGAATACGAATTACCACCTCTTGACTTTATTGGGTGATATGTATGGCTTTAAATCCGTTTTTTCTACAAGGATCTCAAGGTGAACAAAGGTTAGTTCAAGATTTAATCAATGAACAACTGAAAATTTATGGTGTTGAAGTAACATACATTCCTAGAAAATTTGTAAATAAACAATCAATAATTGAAGAAGTACAATCATCAAAATTTGATGATAATTTTTTATTGGAAGCATATGTGAATACCTATGAAGGATATTCAGGTGCAGGTGATGTAATGACTAAATTTGGTGTAAGTTTAAGAGATGAAGTTACACTAACAATATCAAGAGAAAGGTTTGAAGATTTTATATCACCATTTTTAAATGATGATGAATTTGAATTAGCAACAAGACCTCGTGAAGGTGATTTAATATTTTTTCCACTTGGACAAAGATTATTTGAAGTAAAATTTGTTGAACATGAAAAACCATTCTATCAACTTGGTAAAAATTATGTGTATGAACTACAATGTGAACTCTTTGAATATGAGGATGAAGTCATTGACACATCAATTGATGAGATTGATACTCAGATAGAGGATCAAGGATTTATAACAACGCTTAATTTAGTAGGTACAGGTAGAACCGCAACAGCAACAGCAACTTTAGGATCTGGATTTGTAAATGGTATCACTATACTTAATGATGGAAGTGGATATACTTCCATACCAACTGTAGCGATATCTACAAACAGAGTTGCTGGAGGAGTAAACGCATCAGCTGTGGCGATAACAACATCTGTATCTGGTGTATTCTCAATTAAAGAAATATTATTAACCAACGCTGGATCTGGTTATACATTTGCACCAAGTATTAGAATACTAGGTGGTGGTGGAAGTGGTGCAATTGCTACATGTGGTATAACAACTATTGGAGAAGGTGTAATCGACTTTAACATAACTGATGAAGGAACAGGGTATACAACACCCCCGACAGTCACAATCGCTGGGCCAGGGTCAGGAACCACTGCTACAGCGAATGCTGTTATTGATATAGGTAATACACAGTTATCATCTTTCCGTATTACAAATCCCGGTGTTGGATATACCTTATCACCAGCAGTTACAATAAGTGATCCAAATATTATCACTGGTCGTGGTAATTTCTTCCTTAATGATATTATCACAGGTCAAACATCACTAACTCAAGCAAGAGTCAAAGAGTGGGATGCAGATACAAAAGTTCTTAAAATATCAAATGTTGGAATTGGAACTACAATTTCAGGATTCATACCGGGTGAAGAGATAAGAGGAGATCGTGTAGTCTTTATAGAATCAAGCACTAAATCTGCAACTATCGGAGTTAATACAGCAGTAATTGGTATTAACACCACCGGTATCGTTGTTGGTGCTGCGGTATCTGCTATCGATAATGTTATTGGTGCAGGATTAACAGTTCTCTCTATAGGATCTGGAACAGTTACAATTGATCGTGCATCTTTAAATACAAGTTCAACAACTATAAATGTTTCATTCGGAACCACTCAATTTGTGTCATATAATATTCGTCAATATGATTCAACAGATATATATGATACGTACAGCGATAACGACGAGTTTGAAACTGAAGCAGATGAAATCATTGATTTTGCTGAGACAAATCCATTTGGTACATACTAATGTTAGGCACTTATTTTTATCACGAAATTCTTAGGAAAACAGTTATATCTTTTGGAACATTATTCAATGATATTCATATTCGACATAAAGATCAAGAAGGAAAGGAAATAAGTGATATGAAAGTGGCATTGGCATATGGCCCAATGCAAAAGTTTTTAGCAAGAATTGAACAGCAACCAGAATTAAATCGTGCGACTCAAATAACTTTACCTCGTATGTCATTTGAGATGACAACACTATCTTATGATGCTACAAGAAAATCTACTGTCACTCAATCATTTAAAGCATCTGATGGCACTAATTTAAGAAAGGTATTCATGCCTGTTCCATATAATATTGGATTTGAATTAAATGTTCTCGTTAAACTAAATGATGATGGATTGCAAATATTAGAGCAAATATTACCATTCTTTCAACCATCATTTAATTTAACAATTGATCTAATCAAGGTAATTGGTGAAAAAAGAGATGTGAGTGTTGTATTAGATAATATATCATTTCAAGATGATTATGAAGGTGATTTTGCGACAAGAAGAGCGTTAATATATACACTTAATTTCACAGCAAAAACATATCTATTTGGCCCAGTTGCAGATACACCCGAAGGTCTTATCAAAAAAGTTCAATTGGATTACCATACAAATATGGATCGCGAAAATGCAAGAAGAGAACTAAGATATGTTGCTGTACCTAAAGCAGTTAAAGACTATGACAATGATAACACTGCAGTTTTAACATTTGAAATTAATAAAACAACCACTAGTTTCACCATAAATGATTCTTCTAATTTTGCAGTTAATGATCGCATTGTAATTGATAGTGAAGTGATGTTAATTAAAGAAATACCTGATGCTACAACAATAATTGTACGACGTGGATATAATAAAACAATTAAATCTTTACATCCTGAAAGTTCAAATATTAATAAATTAACTACAGCAGACGATAATGCTATCGAAGTGGGAGATGATTTCGGATTTGGCGAAACATCAAGTATCTTTACAGATTCACTTTCATTTAATCCTGCCACAAGGACAGACTCATGATGAATACAAATTTTGATGATATTGAAAAATCATTAAATGTAGAAAAATCTATTATTAAAAAAGATAATGATAAACCAGAACTACCTAATGTGGTTCTAAAAAAAGATGATATTGAGAAAGACTATAATTACACGAGAGGTCAATTATACTCGCTAATTGAAAAGGGTCAAGAAGCAATAAATGGTATTATGGAACTTGCTGGAGAAAGTGCAAGTCCAAGAGCATATGAAGTTGCAGGTCAGTTAATAAAATCAGTTGCAGATAGCACTGATAAATTAATGGATCTTCAAAAGAAAGTTAAAGAAATAGATGAAGATAGTGGTAAATCACAAGGAAATGTAACTAATAATGCATTATTTGTAGGTTCAACAACAGAACTTTCAAAAATGCTAAAGAAAGGTTTTCTAAATAATAATGATACAAAAACTGCAGAATGATGAAATCCTGTAAAAAAGGATACTACTATTGTAACACTGAGAAAAA